ATGTTTAAACCGGAACTCCTTTCCCCGGCGGGAACGCTGAAAAATATGCGTTACGCTTTCGCTTATGGCGCAGATGCTGTTTATGCGGGCCAGCCGCGTTATTCCCTGCGTGTGCGCAACAACGAATTCAACCACGAAAATCTTCAGCTCGGCATCAATGAAGCCCACGCGCTGGGGAAAAAGTTTTATGTCGTGGTCAACATTGCACCGCACAACGCCAAGCTGAAAACCTTTATCCGTGACCTGAAACCGGTGGTGGAAATGGGGCCGGATGCGCTGATTATGTCCGATCCAGGGCTGATTATGCTGGTGCGTGAGCACTTCCCTGAAATGCCGATCCACCTTTCGGTGCAGGCTAACGCCGTGAACTGGGCGACGGTGAAATTCTGGCAGCAAATGGGCCTGACCCGCGTGATCCTCTCTCGCGAGCTGTCGCTGGAAGAGATTGAAGAGATCCGCAATCAGGTGCCGGATATGGAGATCGAGATCTTCGTTCACGGCGCGCTGTGCATGGCCTACTCCGGTCGCTGCCTGCTCTCTGGCTATATCAACAAGCGCGACCCGAACCAGGGCACCTGCACCAACGCCTGCCGCTGGGAGTACAACGTCCAGGAAGGGAAAGAAGATGATGTTGGCAACATCGTACACAAGTACGAGCCGATTCCGGTGCAAAATGTTGAGCCGACGCTGGGTATCGGCGCACCAACCGACAAAGTGTTTATGATCGAAGAGGCCCAGCGTCCGGGCGAGTATATGACCGCGTTTGAAGATGAGCACGGCACTTACATCATGAACTCGAAAGATCTGCGCGCCATCGCCCATGTAGAACGCCTGACCAAAATGGGCGTGCATTCGCTGAAAATCGAAGGTCGTACCAAATCTTTCTACTATTGTGCACGCACCGCACAGGTTTACCGCAAAGCTATCGATGACGCCGCTGCGGGAAAACCGTTCGATACCAGCCTGCTGGAAACTCTGGAAGGTCTAGCGCATCGTGGCTATACCGAAGGTTTCCTGCGTCGTCATACTCACGACGATTATCAGAACTACGAATACGGTTATTCAGTTTCTGACCGCCAGCAGTTTGTTGGTGAGTTTACCGGTGAGCGCAAGGGGGACCTCGCGGCGGTAGCGGTGAAAAATAAATTCTCCGTTGGCGACAGCCTTGAGCTGATGACGCCGCAAGGCAACATTAATTTTACCCTTGAGCACATGGAAAACGCCAAAGGCGAAGCTATGCCGATAGCACCAGGCGATGGTTATACTGTGTGGCTCCCGGTCCCGCAGGATCTTGAGCTCAATTACGCGCTGCTGATGCGTAATTTCTCCGGGGAAACCACGCGTAATCCCCACGGTAAGTGATTAATTTCGATTATTTTTCCCGGATGGAAAATTCTTAGAAACCGATCACATACAGCTGCATTTATTAAGGTTATCATCCGTTTCGCTGAAAAACATAACCCATAAAATGCTAGCTGTACCAGGAACCACCTCCTTAGCCTGTGTAATCTCCCTTACACGGGCTAATTTTTTACGCGTAATACAATGAAATAAAAGGATTTATTTCTGGTCACGTCCACACATTGACCACATCGACAAAAAAGCCCCTCGACTGAGGGGCTTCCTGTTTGTAATTACATCCACATAATTTGCTGCCCTGACGGCAACGGGTGCGGCCTTACGGCGTGGACTTCTCCCGGCTTCACGATGTATCTCTGTACCGACTCATAAGTGATGAACGTGGCGCTGCAATTCACGTTCTGACACTGGTGATAACGCTCTTTTGTCGTGTCAGTGATATAGCGGCTTGTACGCGCATGTGCGGCATGCTGGCATAAAGGACAATGAAACATCGCGAGCACCTCTTCCGGTTTTGTTGATGGTGCCATTTTAGTTAATTTATCCATATAAAACAAATACATAAATAAAACACATCACTCATCATCTTCTGTTTCGTACTCCACATCAGAAAGCCTGACCTCAAGCTCCAAGGACGTCGTGAAGCCGCTATTATTCAGAAAATGTGTCACCTTAGTGATTGTCCAGTCCTGCTCGTCTATGACGCGCTTAAAGCCTGACACTTTGACCGGCGTTTCCGTGTAAATATCTGCCCGACCGGTAGCCAGGATGATGGAGAACTCCGCAACGCCCCGTTGCAGTTTGTCCCACTTCGCCTGAGCGGCGCGCATGGCCTGCGCTTTCGTGGCATATACCGTAGTCAGGGCAAAAACGTTGTCAGCCTCACCGGCCATGTATTCACCTTCACGCGCTTCCGGTACTTTTGGCGCTTTCTTCTGCGTGACCGGTTTCGCTTTCGGGTGCTCCAGTGCGCGCAGGTGTTTCTCTTTCTTTTTGCGTTTCAGTTTTACCTTCTGCTTTTGCGGCTTCGGGTCTTTGGTGTGTAACCACTTTGCCGTTACGCCGGTATAGGCTCCACGGTCAGCAATCGCAAAATGATGACGGTCGCCGTCGCTGCGGGTGATGGTAATCTGCGGGATTTTTTTACCGCTTGCCGTCACCCCCTGCCCCGCTTTGAGAAACAACAGTTTTCCCATTTTTACCGACACCTCACCGCCGTTGCGTTCAGCAAGGCGGGTCAGGAATTTTGCATCAGACTCCTGCGACTGGTCGATGTGCGGGATTTTAATTCCGGCCAGTGACGGAGCGACACTGGCTTCCAGCCTGTTACGGGAGGCTATCGCCTCAACAATCGCACCGAGCGTGGTGTCATGCCATGAGCCTTCACGGCGGGAATTGAGCGTCCCGCGAAAATCTGCACTCCGGGCGCGGATGGTGACCACATCCGGTGCACCCCGGTGTTCAACCTCATCAACGGTAAATTTCCCTTTGCATACCAGGGCAAAACCTTTCCAGCCGATATACACCGTCAGGACAGCGCCACGAACCGGCAGCCCGACCTGCCCGTCGGCATCGTTTAGTTCAATATCAAGCTGGTCAGCCTCAAAGCCCCGGTTATCCGTCAGGGTCATGCTCATCAGACGGTCGCTGATATTGCCGGTAATATCCCTGCTGTCGAGCATCAGCATGTAATCCGGCGTCAGCGTACTGCCTGCATCAAATGTCAGTGCATCCAGCATTATCCCGCCTCCGTCATACCCGTGAATTTAGTCGCCATACTGCCAGCCTTACCGATGAGCGATTCCGCCTGTTTACCGATATCGCCATAAAGCGCGGCCAGTGATTCATCAACGCGGGTGAGCGACAGCGTAAAATCAATTTTCCGGGGTGTGCCGTCTGCAAAGAAAATACTCCCTGTTTCACTCACCTTGCTGATGACATACATGCCGTAAATCATGCCGGTGCCATCCAGCAACGGCCACGCCCGCCCCTCCTCTGCCATCAGCCTGAGCGTGGTCATCGTCAGCTTGCCGCCGGTCAGTTCGGGATAAAGCACACCGGCAAGCGTGATGTTTTCCTCACCCACACCGAGAAACTGAAAAGCGTCCCGTTTACCGATACGGGAATTTGACGGCCAGCGATAATCTGATTCACGCTGCATGGTCTGGTGTGGCAGCGTCTGGCGCATAAAAACAAACATACCTAACGCGAGCATCATTTTTCGTCACCTCCTTAACCGTCATGCATCATGCTGGCACGGGCGCGCGCACGTTTATCCCGCTCGTATTTTTCGAGCGCATCCTGTAACTGGCGGTCGAGCTGTGTCCCCGGCGCAGTACCACCCGTCAGGCTGATGTGATATTCGTTTTTACTCTGATCCACATAAGAGCGGCCAGCCGGTGCCGTGACCGGCTGATAAGCCTGATAGCCTGCATAAGAGCTGGTCGCCGGAATATAACCACCGGTGCCATACGTGGCGGCATGAGTTCTGGCGGCGGTCTGGTCAAGTGTGTCTGACTCTTTGTTGATGACCCCGAGCTTTTCCAGTACCCAGTCAATGCCGCTGCGCAGTTTGTTGAACGCATTAAGCGGCAGCATCAGCGCGTCAGCCAGTGCCTGCCCGAACATGACGCCCGTGTCACGGCAACGGTTCAGGGTGTCCTGGGTGGCTTTGACCGGGGCAATCAGGTTTTTAAACCACTGCCACGCGGCCTGTAACTTTTCACCCAGCCAGTCAAACACCGGTTTAAGTGGCGTGAACAGTTCCCCCACTGGCGCAAATGCTGCTTTCAGCCCTTCAACCACACCACCAAAGAATGCGCTGACAGGCTCCCAGTATTTACGGATAAGCAACGCCCCGGCGACAATGGCTGCCACCACAGCCACAACCGGCCAGCTAATCGCCCCGATGGCGGTCATAACAGCACTGCCAACCGTCGTGAAGATTGCCCCCATTGCGCCTGCTGCCGCGATGATGGCATTGATGCCGGTGATAACCGGCCAGGCTACAAGACCAATTGCACCGATGATGCCAATAAGCGCCAGCGCGCCACCGGCAATGATGCCAATGGTTGACGCCAGTGATTTGTTTTTCTGTATCCAGCCGTCGAGTTTTAACACATACTTTGTGGCCGTCTGTGTGAGCTTACGCAGTGCGCCTTCCTGCTGGTCAAACAGGTCTGTCCCCACCGCCTCATAAGCGGACTGAAACTCCTTAAAGTCACCGCCGAGGTTGTCCTGCATGATATTTACCAGCTCGGCAGTCTTCCCGTCTGAGGCTTTAAACGCAGCGGTCAGTTTGTCCAGCTTTCCGGTTGAGGCGGCAGTCATCAGCACGGCGGCGGCTGAGCTGGCCTCCTCCCCGAAAATAGTTTTCATGTATTCAGCCTGCTGGGCAGTACCGAGCCGGTTTTTCTCAAAACTGGCCTGCATTTCTTTCAGAATGGTAAATATTGGCCGGGTGTTTCCCTTGCTGTCTGAGGTTTTCACGCCAAGCTCTTTGAGTGCATCCCATGCTTTTCCCGTTGATGCCTGCAGGCGACTTAACACGGCACGGCTTCCCGTCCCCGCCATTGAGCCTGTAATTTTTGCATCATGCAGCGCCCCGACCATTGCGGCGGTTTCTTCAATGCTGACACCGGCATTTTTTGCCACAGGTGCGGCATAGGTCAGCGCATCGCTCATGCCGTCAAAATCGGCGGCGGTTTTGTTCATCGTCATGGAGAGAACATCCCCGATATGAGCGACCTTATCGTTTGAAAGCTGAAAGGCGGATTTCATCCCCATCAGCAGGGCGGCGTTTTCTTCCATCGTGCGGCGGTTCGCCAGCGCCATGTTCAGCGTGACCGGCGTTGCCGCCTGAATGGCATCAACATCCCCACCGGCTTTCGCAATAATAATCTGCGCACCGGCTGCATCATCTGCCGAGGCGGCGGTATTGTCGCCGAGCTGGCGCGCCTGTTTGCGTAATGCGGCCATTTCGGCGGAGTCTTTTGCCACACCGAGCACAGCCTGCAATTCTGAGTTTTTCTGCGCAAACTCATAACCGGGCATCAGCAGCTTAACACCGGCCATCGTTCCCGCAGCAGCAATCCCCACACCGGCAGCGCCCACTGAGGCCATATTTCCTGCCAGTTCCTTTCCGGCCTGATAACGCTGTTTTACTGCGTTAAGTTTTGCCTGTTGTGCACTGACACGCGCCAGTGCGTCGCGCTGACGGTTAAGCTGTGCGGTGGTTTCACTGATACGGTTTTTCAGCCCCTGCTCATCATGTGCAAGATTGCGGGTATTAATTCCCACAGCGGCCAGTTCCCGCTGCTGGCGCTTAACGGAATCCGTCAGGCGGTTATATTTCGCCTGTAAGTCCTCCGCCGCACGCTTTGCGGATTCCAGCACTTTCGCCTGAGCACGGGTCGGACGTTCGGTGTTTTTAAACTGTGTGGCAAGGGCTTCGGCTTCCTGCCGAGCCTTTTCAAGTGCATGACCAGTCACGGCGAGCTGCGCACTGGTCTTGCGAAATCCCTCAATACGGGACGCCTGACCGTTCAGCTCGCGCAGTGATTTTTGTGTTTCCCGGATATCCCCCGACAGCGACTTGCTCGCTGTACGGATGGATTTAAACGGGCGGGATGCCTGGTCAACAGCCCTGAGCAATACCTGTAATTTTACATTGTTACTCATTCGTGTTTCCGCTTCGCCGGAGCGCCTTTTCGCGCCATGTGATGAGTTCGGTCAGGCTCATGGGATACAGTTCTGATGGCGGCCAGTGAAATATCACAGCCACATCTGCCATCAGGTCATCGACCGAGAGATTTTTCGGAAACGTCACTGCACCGAGTTCGGCGACAAAAAACCGACCACCTTACCGGCCAGCGCCACAAGGTCAGGCAGTTCCAGCGCGGCGACTTCCTGCTCGGTCAGCATCGGTGCCGTCATGCGCGGCAGCACCTTAATCAGTGCATCGACTTCAGAGTTCGCGACCGCAGCCAGACTGACACCGCGCAGCGTCCCGGCATTGGGTTTCATCAGCGTGACCTGTTCGATAACCTGCTCACCACGCTTGACCGGATTGTCCAGGGTAATCACATTTTCTTTGTTCATGGTTTTCTCACTTATGAATCGGGGTTAACCGGTCAGCCAGGCTGACCGGATGAAAATCACAGGCCGATATTGCGGCGGTGTTGCTCCAGCCGGTCGACGCCGTTCACCTTCTCAATCATGTTGATGGTGTCGATTTCGACCAGCTCCTTACCGTCCATCGTCAGCCGGAAATAGGTGCAGACCACGGAGATTTTCGACTCGGTGTCTTCTCCCTGTTTGCCCTCGCCGGTGTCGATTTCTTTCTGACGTCCACGCATGACCACCTCGACGGCCACCGTTTCGCCGGTATCGTCGCGCTGGTAAGAGCCTGCAAAACGAATCGGTACGGCATCCACACCGGTTGCGGCGTAAAGCTCCCAGATAACCGAATCCGGGAAGCCACCGAGCGACCACTCCATTGACAGCGCATCGTCATCAAGGCCGAGGTCTACCGGTGCGCTGCCGTTCATCCCCGCACCGCGATAGTTTTCGAGCTTACGGGTCAGTTTTGGCAGCGTGACGGACTTTGCAACGCCCTGATAGCTGTAGCCGTTCAGAAAGACGTTCATTAACTTGAGTTTGCGCGGCATTGCCATCGGTCAGGCTCCTTAATTGCTGTTAACCGAAGTGACCAGATTTGCCAGGTATTTATCGGTAATACGCTGGCGCAGGGTCAGGTTTTCGAGAGGAGGCACCGGTGTATAGTCGTAGTCGATATACAGTTTTCCGGCCTTGAGGGTTTCCGCATCGTTGGATTCTTCGCTGAACCAGCAGGTCGCATCCACGATATAGCCGTTTGTTTTCAGCTCACGGAATTTGGCATTGATGCCGTCAACGATGTCGCGAATCAGCGTTGCGGTGATGGGCTTGTCCACCGCCCACATGTGCGCCTCAGCCATCGTGTCGGCCAGCACCTGCGCGGTGCGGGTGTAGTTTTCAAAGAGGAACAGCGGGTCATCAGAGCAGGTACGGTTACCCCAGAAGCGGAAACCGTCGCGGCGAATCAGCGTGGTGACGCCTGACTCGTTAAGCAGGTCAGCATCGGTGCCGGACTCCTGCAAATCCCAGAATACAGAGGCGCTGATGCCGGTAACACCGTTCACCCCGACGTTGGACAGCGTTTTATGCCAGCCCTGCTCCTGGTCGATTTTAGCGCGCAGACCCAGCGCACGGGCGGTGGCATACGCGGTGGCGGTGGTACTGGTGACCGTATCCCATGCGAGGAAATCCGGCCAGATGACCATCAGCTCACGCTGGCTGAAATTCTGGCGGTAGGCTTTCACCTCGGAAATGGTCTTACATCCCCATGCGCTGATATACCCGAAAGCACGCAGCTTCTGACAGACTGATGCCAGTGCAACAGCCACCTCTTTGGTATCCAGTCCCGGCACGCCGAGAATACGCGGTTTTACACCGGTTACCGACTCCGCCGCCAGCAGGGCTTTCAGTCCGGTGTACTGACCGTTTTCGTCGGTGGTGCCGATGATATTGGAAACGGTCTGCGCGAGTTTCGTTTCTTCGTCTTCGCCGGTGCCGTCTTCCACACGCACGACAACGGTGACCGGTTTTGACTGGTCGGCGATGGCCTGTAACGATGCCGCCAGCGTGCCTTTTTTACCGGCCTTCGCAATTGCGCTCTGCACATTGGTAATCAGCACCGGTTTATTGAGGGGGAAGGTTTCCGCATCTGCATCGCTGGCCGTGCAGACCATGCCGACAATGGCCGTGGATACGGTGGAAATGACGCGGGTGCCGTCGTTAATTTCCAGCACCTGCACGCCGTGATGATAGTCACTCATCCGTTTAACTCCGTGGTTAATGGGTGCAACTATTTTCCGTTGGGTAGTGCATGAGACGCTATTTGACCTGGCTGGTCAGTGGATGAAACAACAGATAAAGAAAAGGCGGGCAATCAGCCCGCCTGCCTTGATTTGTACTCACTCATTTTCCGACTGACAATTTACATAGCCCAAAAGTTATTAAATCTGACAGTCTGCTTTGAGCGAGGAGCGGACATGGTCACACGATTAGTAAACCATGGTTTGTTTTTTAAATATTTATATAGCTATAAATCAATTAGTTCAAAATTATCATCAATATCTAGAGTACCAATATTGATGGAAATTGTAGAGTTTACTGTACTTCTGATAAAAGTTAATAGCCCTATGAGTTTAGGCATTAATTCCTCATCAATACTACCCCTCACTACAGCTATAATTTCTCCTTGTGTTATATCTTCCCGCTCTAAAAACTTTTCAAGCTGTTGGATAGCAGAAAATAAGCGAGTCCTCATTGAGGTCAATAAACCCCGAGAAGAAAAGCTTTTAATTTCCACAGCAATAACATCACTTTCTTTTTTAACTATTAAATCTATAGTTGGCCTACATCCCAAAGAGGGTGACAGGTCAACTTCGAATCCATTTCTTATGTAAAATTCCGCAACAGATTTTTCGGCCAAATGTTCTATTGCAATTGGATTTTGGGATTGATAACTATATATAATTTGATTGCGGTCTTCCTCATCAAGATCAATCTCCCCTAGCTTGTTTATTGCACCATTGAGGATTTCTTTTACTTGGTTTGATAAACTTCTTATTTCACAAAAATCCTGTTTAGTTAAAAATCTGTTATGTGCAACCTTATTTCTCAATTTGTAAAGTCGCTCCCATTTTCTTTCAAGATGTTGCGAGTTCTCCTCCAGGAGAGTAGAGAAATACTTCTCCCAATTTGATTTGGGTACATATTTAAGTATTTTATTTTTATCGGACTCATCAAAATTCGTTTTGATAAGAATCCTATCAAGCTCATCCAGAGTTATATCTCTCTTCTTTTGGAACAAAACTTCTGATAGATTTATGAAATCAAGCTTGTAAAGATCATTCAAATACACATCATCTTCTTCAAATTTTTCGATTTTTTTCACTAAGTCTGGATGAATGGCTTCCTTTGACCAAGCCATGCCTACATTAATAAGCATAAATTTACTTATTAATTTCCTCATTACGTTTTCAACATCATTTATTATAGGGTAAGACTTATGCGCATAATATCTTCCAATATCATCCCAAAGAATATTTATTACTGTAGATTCAGGGTTTATCCTTTTGCATAATTCTTTTATTTTATCTCCAACCTCAGAAAATTCATCAATTAATTCTTCGCTTGTGTTTTCCAATGCAATTATGAAATAACGTTCCTTGTTGGATGGGATGTTATTCGTTTCAACATTGAATTTAACCGTAATTAACGGATTCGATCTTGGGGTTTTCTTATATGTTAGTTTGCGCCCCGTGATTGAGATAAGCGAGTCAATTTTTAGAAAGTCAATAAAAGCTTTTTTACTATTGCAAAAAGAATCATCATTTGTGACAAGAACCAAAAATTCAAGTTTCACTCAAAAACCTCTTTATTTTATCTTCTCAATGGAAGTTGGATGAAAAATGTTACAATATTTAATTCTTTCTTGGAGTGCATAAAAATACTATTTTCTTTTTTCTGCACAAACTATCTCAACTCATCTAAATAATCATTTTCATACGCACCTACAGACATTAGACCTCCGAATAAAATTAACGCATCAACTTTTAAATATCTATAACACATGTATAGAAATACTCAAACAAAATTATACACAATTCTCCCTTGCTCGCTCTAATTTGTTCAACAGATACTATGATATTAACTACATCTGCTCCTAGCACAGAGCAGACTGTCAGAGTAGACTTTACTCTGTGCTATAGATATGTAAGCTCATACAACTTATTGCGGCATTTCCGGCCATTCAGGATTTGCAGGATCCACACGACTGACCAGAACGCTGTAGCGTTCCCATGTTTTAAGTCTGCTACGCTCCTCATCTGTTGCCATATTCAGCCTGACAGCACGCTCCAGCGGCAAAATCACGGATTCAGCATCTGCAAGAAGTCTGGTTTTCCGATTTTCTGCCTGCTGCTGCAATTCCTCCGCCGTATAAATTCGTTTAATCACTGTGCCGTCTTTAAACATCCAGTTCCCTGAAATGTCCGCCCGTCGGTTAGCAGTAATATCTGGCACTTCAACAACACTTAATCCATCTGGTCTGATAGCTGTCACATCCTTTTCCACATAGCGGATAATATTATCTTTGTCGTACGCTATTTTTATCGTGTCATCAGCAAAATACTTTTGTTCTTCGTACCAGTTCTTACCATCTTCTGAAAAAAACCAGACGACATCAAAAGCCTTTGTCAATTGATATTGTTCAACCGTTTTTGGATTACCCGCCGTAATATTTTTTAAATGCTGCATAAATTATACCTGTGCCACGTTATACCATGTCCCGTTAATGTATTTCTGAACCGGTCTGTAATATACGCCACCAATGTTATCGGCAGAGTTTGAGCCGGTATCCTGAACAATAATACCGGAGTATATACACCCGGACGGTGCCTGATGTGTCCATGTCATGCCATTGTTCGCAGGTTTGTATGTGGCAGCACCACCAAGCCGGATATCCCGGACATAGCGGGAATCAAAGTTACCGTAATCTGTGGGATTAACACGCCCCGTAATATTTATGGCTTTATTACTTTGAATGCTACCGGAGACAAAGCGCATAACATGGACGTTATTAGCATAAACATCCAGATTACCGTCGCCATTTTGTTTAAAGCCCGTGTCATTATCACCCAAAACAATCGAGTTACCGCCAAGAGCACTGGATGTTCCGATGCCCAGTGCACCATTCAATTGACCTCCAGATAATGACAACGCCCCAACATCAGCAGCAGTCGGTTTAATGTGCGAACTGTAAATTACATATACAGTTCCATCTGTCAGGCCTGTTGGTTTATTCGCTGTATAAGATGGCGATGTATGAATCGTTACGCTGGCGTTACTGGTATAATCCCACTGAATATTAACACCTGTGGCGTAATTACCTATTTCAACATAAACATCATAGGTATCACCGGATGTATTCACCCATGCAAAATTAGTAAATCCAACCGATGTCCGTCGCCATAACGCACCAGTAAGACCTTTTGGATTTCCATTTCCCGCACGAAGAACAAGTTCAGATATACCAGCCTGCATAGGGTAGTTAACATTATATCCAGCACCACCAATCAGACTTATGTAAACCACGGAACTGGCCTGTGGCATGGTTACAGTTGCCAGCCTGAACCATCCTGCACCACCACTAAAAGACATGGTTGTTGAATTTGTTGCACCAATATTGCGCAGGAATAATCTTTTATCAGGAATATCCGCACCGTTCTGATCTTTCTGAAGACGTTTCTCAGCATTGTCATAGGCAGCCTTCACCGCTTTTGGTGTTGCGGCCAGCGTTTCCGAATCACTGTTGGCGGCGCTACTTAGCTGGACAAGCCCTTTTCGCGCTGTGGTGCCATCCTGTGCAGTGTATTTCCCGTTAGCAAGGTCATACGCTGTCTTAACCGCCTTTGGCGTTGCCGCAAGCGTTTCAGAATCGCTGTTGGTGGCGCTACTGAGCTGGACAAGACCTTTTCGCGCTGTGGTGGCATCCTGTGCAGTGTATTTCCCGTTAGCAAGGTCATACACGGTCTTAACCGCCTTTGGCGTTGCCGCAAGCGTTTCAGAATCGCTGTTGGTGGCGCTACTGAGCTGGACAAGGCCTTTTCGCGCGGTGGTGGCATCCTGTGCAGTGTATTTCCCGTTAGCAAGGTCATATGCTGCTTTTACCGCTTTTGGTGTTGCGGCGAGCGTTTCAGACGTGCTGTTGGCGGCACTACTGAGCTGGACAAGGCCTTTTCGCGCTGTGGTGGCGTCCTGTGCAGTGTATTTCCCGTTAGCAAGGTCATATGCTGCTTTTACCGCTTTTGGTGTTGCGGCGAGTGTTTCAGACGTGCTGTTGGTCGCACTGCTTAACTGAGTAAAACCTTTTGCGGTCAAAGAAGCGTCCGGGTGACGTCGTGACTGTTCATGTTCTGCAATTTTGTCATCAACGTAATCCTGCGTTGCCATCACCGTTGTGGTGTCAATAGTCAGCTCCACTGAGGCCACACTGCTGACGATGATGACCATGCGGCAGGTCTGCGAACGCCCTGAGCCTTCGGCAAGGGCAGGTTTATAACTTTCGGCCATGTTCGCCACGGCAATTAACGTTCCCGCATCATCGTACAGGCCAAGCTCTCGCATCCAGAAACCGCCCACCTCCGGCGGAATAACCAGCTCTGCGATAATATAATTACTGTTTCGTTTGTCCTGGCTGATTTTGTTCAGCGCATGTCGCCAGACTTCATGGATAAGTCCGGTCTGTCCGGCATCCGGGACAGGCAATTTACCACCGCCATCCCCGACGGCCATCGTGGTAATGTTGACCTTCCGCCCTCCCGGTGCGGTTGCCGCTGCCAGCTTTGCTGCACCGGCAGTGGTGATAACGGTTCTGAATTTTGTGCTCATTATTCCTCACTTATCCGGGGTAAACCGTAATTACATCGCCGTCGTAAGCCACACCACCGGCGAACAGGTAGCCGGGAATGTCCCGGGTAATGTTCAGGCCAATAAGGTGACGGCTTGCAGGTTTGGCATCAGCAATCAGCCGTTCCATTTCCTGATACATTGCCTCTGTGATGCCACTTTCCAGTACACCAATATCAAGCCGGAAGGTGCCGGGCGGGTCACTGTTTTCCCACCACTCCGTCACGTTGATGAGATAGCCGAGCGGCTCCACCACACGCCGGATTGCACCTATAGTGCCTTTATGACAGTGGATGAAATACGCATCGCGGATAACGGCGCGTTTTGTCGCTTCCGGCCACTTCTCATCCCACCTGTCGACCGAAAACGCCCACGCCAGCCACGGCAGCAAATTTGCCGGACAGGTATCCGGGTTCCACAGCTCACGAATACTGACCGGCGTTTTTTCAATTTCCGCACAGGCTTTTGCGGCGGAGACCTCAAGCGGTGATGAGCCGGTCGGCAGCAGTCGCGAATCACTCATCCGAGCCTCCGGTCACAACGCGGTATTCGGTACAGAAAGACGCCTGCGTACTGTTGAGCACGATGTCGGCCAGCGGTGCAGCCAGTTCGACACGCTGCACGCCTTCCACATGCAAAGCGGCATAAATGGCAGACAGACGGATGTCGCGCCCCAGCCGGTGCTGTGCCGTGATATATGCTTCCAGTTTTTTCACGGCGGCCGCGCGGATGGGTTCGCTTTCGGGACCAGGGTAAAGGTAAAGCGTGGCGTTTATCTGGTATTCAACAATGGCGGCAGACTGCACGGTCACGCGGTCGGCCACCGGTCTGACGTCCTCGCCATTAAGGGCGTTACGCACCACGGCCAGCAGGTCTTCGGATGCGACGCCGTTATTTTCACGTGACAGCACGGAGATGGTGACGCAGGCCGGAGACGGACTGGTGACAGAGATATCCGCGACGCGCCCGTCGGCACTGCGACCATGATACTGATAGGCACCCACCGACCCGGCGACGCTTAAACCCTCAAACGCCTGCTGAATACGCAGACGATAATCGGTGTCAGACTCCATCACTGCCGGTGTCGGCGGGATGGTCGAATCATCTGCCGGGGTGATAATCAGGCGCGTGGTGTTGTAATTGGCACCAATCACATCAAGGTCATTACCGGCGGCACAGGCCAGCATTACCGCCCGTGCGGCCTCATTCACACGCTGACGCCAGATAAGCTCACGATAAGCATTTTCCTCCAGCAGTTTGACGAGAGGCTCAGATTCCAGCGTCAGGGTACGGGCGACCGCCTCCTGCTGGTCTTCCGGGTAAAGGGAAATCAGTGTCGCCTTGCGTTCGGCGAGAATGGTTTCAAAGTCCAGCTCCTCGACCACATCCGGTGCGGGTAGCTGGTTCAGGTCGATAATCGGCATGGTTTCAACTCACAGGGATGGTTAACGAAAGTGGCTGGCCGGTGTCGTTGTGCTGGCCGGTTAACGTGACCGTCATTCGCCCGTCAAAACTGCGCTCAGTGGTGACGGATGACAGGGTGACGCGGGGTTCCCATTTCAGCACTGCCATGTAACAGGCGACCTTAATCTGCAACTCAAGCGCCGGAGTCTGCGGCTGGTCAATCATTGACGCCAGCAACGAGCCGTAATCACGACGCATCACCCGTGAGCCGACCGGTGTGCGCAGGATATCGCCGATACTCTGGCTGATATGCTCAAGGTCAGTGACCGTCAGGCCATCACTGCGATTCATTCCGAGATAACGCGCTGTCATAAAGGACTCCCGGTTGTGCCGCCGCTGTCGCCGGGGTGTTTGTGGGTATGCAGTACCTTACCGTTTGATGAGAGTTCACCGCCGGTGTGTTCAATGTTGCCGCGCATCGTCCCGCCCTTCTGCACTTCCAGCGTGCCGGTAGTCAGTTTGTTAGTGCAGACCACTTCCGGTGTGTCCAGGGTGACACGGGTTGACGCTTTCACCGTGACCACCGGTACCGTGGCAGTAACAGAATCAGAAGCCGTCACGCTGGCCGTTTTAATTCCGCTTACCGTGAGTGCACTGGTTTCGGGTTCATACTCAATCACCGCCCCGTCAGGGAAACGGATATGCAGGGCATCCGCCGACGCAGACGGCGGAGGGTTATCACCGGAATAAATCCCCGGCAGAACGAACGCCGTGTCGAGTTCACCGCCCACGGCCAGAATCAGCACCTGTTCCCCCACGGAAGGTGCCCACCATGTGCGCGAACGCCCGGCGCGATGGGTCAGCCACTGAAGCCAGTCGGTGCACATGCCGCCGGTCTGCACACGGCAGCGACCGGCGTTAAGGTCGGTTTCGACGATAATGCCGGTGCGGATCATGTTGCGCAGTGCGCGCGCGAGTTCCTGAATATTTGCGAGAGTGTTCATAACGGGAAGGATGCCGCCGGGTCATACCGGCGGCAATGTGACGATGAGGTGTCGGGAATGGCACAACTAACGGTCGAGGTGAGCCAGGATAATCTCTTCAATCATCTGCACATCCTCACCGGTAAAGCCGAGCAGAGGACGCGCCGGATAATCAATTTTCTTACCGTCTTTCCGGTTTTCTTCCGACAGACCGAACTGATGCACACTGGCGATTTTCGGTGACTTCCCGCCGTAAAATTCCATTGATGCCTGTTCCGGGCTGGCGCGGATATGCAAAAAACGACTGGTGATAAGTTTCGCAAACATTTTTCGCTTAACGCGACCGGTCTTTTTTCTGGCGCTCTGCTGCTGGCGTGGCGCGTAGGGGGTGCCGTCCGGGGCTTTCTGTGCCATCACACGATGCTGCTGACTCTGCCGCAGACGTTTCGCCAGTTCGGCACTCAGTCGCCGACGCCCTGATGGTGACAGCGACTCAATCAGTCCGGTCAGCCGGTCTTCAAAACGCTTAAACTCATTCATCCCACTTACTCACCAGTTCACCATTGATATAAAGCTCCATCGGGCGGGTGACCGGCTCCGGCGGCGGTGGTTCCGGGATATTCTTCACATGCAGCGCGCCGTCAACCTCACTGACCAGCGTGCGCTCGGTCAGCATCAGGCTGATGCTGATATCAAAGCTGCTGTCATTGTTGATGTCCGCATAAAACGTGAAGCCCTTTTTCTGGCCTTCGTCGGTGGTCATGATGTCGGGCTGATTTTCCCGCAGCCACGCCAGCACCGGCACGATGAGCAGGTCAAAATCACCGGTAAAGTCGGTCACAATCACATTGAGCGTGTAACGCTTTTCGAATGACAGCGACGTCGCCAGTGTGGAGGCAATACTCCCGTTATCCACGAATATCCGCAGCATCTCTGGACTGGTTTTCAGCACCGTGACGGCATCAGTCAGCGCCCTGCGCAGGCTGTCGGGTTTGAGCATCGTTTTCGTCCTGACAGTGTTTAATCATTTTTACCTGGCTGGCACAGCGTGCCAGCGCGTTCTCAAGCTGCCGGATATCGGCACTTAAATCGCCGTTCGTCTCCGGGTCACTGCCCGGCATCGGGCAAAGACTCACTTTCGGGCAGGCGTTGGCGACAATCACTGGCGTCAGTGCAGGCGGGGCGCTGGTGCAACCGGCGCACAGCATCAGGCAGGTCAGCACCGTACCAGCGGCGAAAATCTTCGTTTTCATTGAGTAATCTCGTGATGGTTTTCTCGCGCTGTGCTTCACGCTTCGCGGCGTTCTCCAGTTCCTGACGCAGAGCCACCTGCGCCAGCTCGTTTTTGTCTGCCCTGGTGATGGCAACATGAAGCTGATTTTTCAGCATGGTGATGGTCGTCTGCTGTTCACTGGCGACGTTGTTCGCCCTGTCCAGCAAGGCGCGCAGGCTGGCGTTTTCATGCTTCGCCAGAAACAGACCGGCCACCGCCAGTGATAACAACACAACCAGCACAATCATCAGCTTTGACATGGTTCCCGCCCCTCAAAACGCTGACGACAGGCCGTGCGTATCAACCGGAAGAACACCGACGCCACGAGGTAAATCAGCGCGGTAAAAATCCACCCGGCAGCGACCAGCGAGATAAACGTCGCCACCATCACCACCAGAGCCGCCGCCCGTCTGCGCCACGGCACCGGCTGCAAAAACAGCGACGCGACAATCTTCACGGCCAGCGATTCCGGCGGCAGCTCCCGCCCGTAGCGTTCCAGCACATACTCAGTGGCATACACGCCGACACCACCGGCAACCACACAGATAACCGTCGCCAGAATCGCCCAGGTGGCGACAAAACTGACGGCCACGCTCTGCGGGTAAATCAGGGACAGTGCCGGCATCAGCGCCAGCGACACGTTCAGCATCAGTGAAAGGGATAATTTCTTCATGGTGTTTACTCCGTTTAAGCCGGTACGCCGCCAGCGGTACGCCAGACGGTGACCAGTTTTTCCAGTGAATGCTCACGCTGACCGTAACCGGCTCCCGGCAGGGACGCCCAGATATTGCGACAGCGTGAAATGGCGCGCTCAATGCGTCCCGCCCGGATGTCATCCAGTGCACCGCGTTCGCGGATCAACTGAATGGCGAGTCTGTCCTGTGACAACGGACTGAAATCCGGCAGGGCAAGCTGTTTGCGGTAGTGCGGCCAGAACAGGTAAAGCTGCTGATAGCGACCGGAGGCCGTGGATTTTTCACCGCGACGGTTAAACACCTTCGCCGGTCGGCCATGCGCGAACGGGTGGTCACTGTAGTCGGTGAAAATTTCCGGCTTCCCGTCCAGTCCGGTGACTATCACGTCATAGCCCCGGTTTTTCGTCAGCGGATGATTCGCCGTCCCTTCGGACACGGCCAGCATGTCGAGAAAGGCAGCGATATTCTGATGCGTGTTAATTACCGGCATTACTGTTTCCCCCTGCCCTTAAAACGGCGCTGAATGGCAATCTCAATCACCTGATAACCGGCGATACCCAGCATGGAGCCGATGCCGCACACCGCAGGCAGTGACAGGTCAGGGAACTGCACCAGAACAACACCGGCAACCATCGAGACAAAACCACCGAGCAACATGCGCCCGATAAACAGACGCGGGGTGATGGGTTCACCACCGGCAAGCACCTTGCCGACAACAATCAGCACTCCAATCATAAAAAGCGACAGGACGCTTTTTTCTTCTGCTGTCATGCGTTACTCCCACAGATTGACAGTTTCAGCCACGGGCGCGGTCTGAACGTCGGGCAGTTCGACGGCGGTGCCGTGCGGCAGCACCGCGCCCAGTTCAGCCAGTCCCGGATTTGCGGCGAGCACGGTCTCAACCACGCCCTCAGTGCGCCCGTAATACCGGACACAAATGGCGTCGAGCGTGTCGCCCTGTAGCGCAAAGGTCTTCATCAGATTTGACTCACGATGCAGCGCGGCTTGTCCTGGATACGCGCCACTGCCCAGCGCATATCCCGCCACAGCTCATCAATGGTGCTGTCAATGCTGTCGGCCTTCTTGTCGCCTTTCGCACTGGCATCCACACCGCGATAACGTTCATAAAGCGACGCGGTCGCCATCGCACACACGGCGCGCTCGTAGTAAAAAACTTTGATGCTTTCACCGTCGATGTCGTCCGCCGGGACGTCCGCCAGACGCGTAAAACCGGCGGCAATTTTCTGTTCGCGGTACTCGTACAGCTCCGCATTCGTCTCCGCCATGCCTGACTTGATGGCCTCACGCAGACGGGCGGGGGCGACGGTCTGCTCAAGGCGCATACGTTCCCGGACGCGCTTCGGGTCGATATCGGGAAAAAAGAACGTGTTTTTAATCACCGGCTCGTCGCCTGCCGGTTGCGGGATGACCACCGTACCCTCACCGGACACGGGAGCCTCCTTTCGCGGAATAATCAGCGTCATCATGACTACCTCTGAAAAGTCGGGCGGTGGACGCCGGTGCAGTGTCAGGTGATTCACCCTCACTGACCGGCGTGCCGCCCTGGCGCGGGGCGCATTCGGTTGTTAACTGGCTTTCTTTTTCGGGCGTCCACGTTTTGCCGGTGTCACGCTCCGGATCTTACGCGGGGCGCGGGTGGCCGCTTTGGGCTGCGGCTCCGGCTTCGGTTTCAGCTCCCGCTCCAGTCGTTCAATCTCTTTTTTGACGCCTGCCTGACAGTCGAGCTGTGTCGCACGTTGCAGGTGAGCCAGCGCACCGGCGGCATCACCACCGTCACGCAGAAACAGACCGGTGATTTTGTGCAGCTTTGCGCGCACTTCATCAGGCATGTCAGCCGTGGCGGTCAGTTCAAGGGTCTCCGTCAGCAGGCGGGTATCCACAGACTCACCGGCAGCGTGGGCACGCATGGCCGCAAGCGCTACCTCCTCGGTGAACATGTACGGCGGGGTACGGCGGTGTTTACCCGGCATGGTCAGACCGTACTTCAGGGCATAACGGGCAATCTCCAGCGCACCGGCAATATCGCCGGTATCCAGACGCCACAGCATGACCGTCATCAGAATGTCATCCTGTGCACCTTTGCCCTGCTCCAGCACGCCGTTCACCCACGGCAACCAGAACGGCAGCAGTTCGCGTTTTTTCGCGGCCTTCAGCTCTTTTGAATAAATCGCTTTCAGTGTGCGCTGGTCTGCGGCGAGCTTAACCAGCATCTGCTCATAGACAGTTGCATGTCGCAGCGGGGCGGCTTCCCGCTGCGCGGTCATCGCTGCCGAGACCCGCATCATGTGGCGCTGTGCGGGACTCGTCATCGGTTACGCTCCCGGCTCTGCGGTCGCTTTAGCCAGTGTGGAGAAATCACCGACCTTAATTTTTCCACCAGACAACCGGCGGCGTAGTCTTCCACCACGTAATCAATGTTCATTGACTCGTAGTTCTCCACGCGGTCGAGTTTCGGGTTTTCCTCAATCACGCGGCGATGGCTGTCATCCATGTAGTAGATGGACAGGTTTTCCAGCTTTGTGATGAGCATCGCATCCGCCGGGAAGTACGGGACGCGTACCGCCGGCAGGTTACCGATGCGTTTCTGGCTGATGATGACGTCAGCGGCCAGCATTTCGCTGTTGTCCTGCTCCTTGTTGACGATGGGAAAATACTTGTCCGCCAGTAGCTGACGTCCCACAATCACCACAAGGTCAGGGTCTTCCTGATACCACGGCTCAATCAGGTTGTTGGTCGCATCCATCACCAGTGCGTCAAGGCTGGCATAATCACCGCCCTTACCCACGCGGATAACCTCAGAGGTGGTGTGCCCTTCCTCGTCAGTGACCTTGCTCATCACGCGCGCCGGGGCTTCATTGCGGTATTTCTGCAGCCAGCCGACCGCCACATCCTGCAGCATCGGATTGCTGCTGCGGTCAGAGGTTTCGGCACGCCTCACGCCGTTAAAACCGGCCATGATTAAATCAAGGGACTGGCGTTTGATAATGGCGTTACGGACACGGAGCTGGAAATCCTGATAACGCGCCCACAGGTCCAGCGTTTTGTAGCGGATATAAAAATCGAAGTTAATCTGGTCGCATTCGTACTTGTTTGACGCCAGCTTCGAGAAGTCCTTCGGCTGACGCTCGGTGCCACCGGCGGTGTCGGTGGTGCTGGCGATGGAGCCGGTGACACCGATGCCAATTTTTTCCCCTTTCATTTCGCTGACCGGCACAATGTTGATGCGGGTCAGAAAGTCAGAGGACTCCTGCATGGTGTTCATCAGGGTCTGGGTGACCGACGGTTCAACGGTGAATTTTTTCGACACATCACCGGCGTCGATGCCGTTCAGTTCGGCAACACGGGACAGGTAGGCATTAAATTTAAAGCGGGTTTCCTGGCGCATAGTTTTTCCTGAAATTAAGGGTTAATCGTGAAGGTTTTCCCGGACTGACTGACGCCGGTCAGCAGTTCGTCATCAGGGCGTCACCGCCACCACCGGTGGCCTTGCTGCGGCGCTGCTGGGTCAGACTTTCGGTGTGGTCGAGACTGTTTTTCAGGCGGGTGAATGCCTGGCTGGTTTCATCCGCCCTGTCAGTCACATCCTGCTTAAGTGCGGAAAAAGCGGTTTCCATCTCAGCGAGGCGCTGCTCAGTGGCGCTCAGTTTTTCCTGCACATGTTCAGCAACAGCGGTCACCGCTTCATGCACGTCATTCAGACGGGCGTCATCGCTGGCCTGTTTGCGGCCAAAAATGGACTTCACCTTTTCGGTCAGGGCGGTGAACACGGTTTCAGGCAGGTCTTCAAATTCCAGCTCAACGGGCGTTGCCACTGAAATCAGGTTTTCAGGGCTTAATTTGAAGCGGTTCAGGGGGTTGTGTTTTGCCGTGCGGCAGAATTCCAGGTATTCCGTGCCGAGGCTTGCCGGGTCATCGGTGACGGCCAGACCCACCAGATAACATTTGCCGGTGTTGGCAAAGTTCGGCTGAATTTCCATTGAGGTGTAGACCTTCTGCGCGGCCTTGTTCATCGCGATAAGGTCATCGGTCGGGGTGATTTTCGCAAACAGCGCCCATTTGCCTTTCAGCGCCGAATCATCGTCAATCTTTTCGGCCTTCAGTTCGACCACATCGCCATAACGCTTAAAAATACCGTCAGGCAGGATGCCGCGCAGATGTTCCAGGTTAATGCGGCAACCATAGACTCGCGGGTCAAAGGTTTCGGCCATTTCCTGAATATCCTGCGCACTGATGACACGCCCGTCACAGGTGTCACCCTCAACGCCGATACGAAAGAATTTTGAGACTTTTTTTGCCATTGTCAGGAGTCCTGAATAGTGATTAGAGGAGTCACATGTCGGCATCAGTTTCCCGACGATGCGCATCCTCCGCCATCAGTCCCGGATGGCTTATCACTGACACAACAGCACCTTAGCGAATCGCGGGACGCGACTCAGTAGCCTTGCCGTGTATTCATCACGGCGAGGTATTCATGACCATCACCACAGACACCACTCTTTTACACGACCCGCGTCGTCAGGCGGCGCTGCTGTACTGGCAGGGGTTTTCCGTGCCGCAGATTGCCGCCATGTTGCAGATGAAACGCCCGACGGTGCAGAGCTGGAAACAGCGCGACGGCTGGGACAGCGTTGCCCCCATCAGCCGTGTCGAAATGAGTCTGGAAGCGCGGCTGACCCAGCTCATCATCAAACCGCAGAAAACCGGCGGTGACTTCAAGGAAATTGACCTGCTGGGACGCCAGATTGAACGACTGGCACGGGTCAACCGTTACAGTCAGACCGGCAACGAGGCAGACCTTAATCCGAACGTCGCTAACCGCAACAAAGGCGGGCGTCGCAAACCGAAAAAGAATTTTTTCAGTGACGAGGCCATCGAAAAGCTGGAGCAGATTTTCTTTGAGCAGTCTTTCGACTATCAGTTGCACTGGTATCGCGCCGGACTTGAGCACCGCATCCGCGATATCCTGAAATCCCGCCAGATTGGCGCAACGTTTTATTTTTCCCGCGAGGCGCTGCTGCGCGCCCTGAAAACCGGCCATAACCAGATTTTTCTGTCGGCCAGTAAAACGCAGGCGTATGTGTTCCGCGAATACATCATCGCTTTTGCCCGTCTGGTTGACGTTGACCTGACCGGTGACCCGATTGTCCTTGGCAATAACGGCGCAAAACTGATTTTTCTCGGCACCAACTCCAACACCGCGCAGAGCCATAACGGCGACCTGTACGTCGACGAGATTTTCTGGATCCCGAATTTTCAGGTACTGCGTAAGGTGGCATCAGGTATGGCCTCACAGAGTCACCTGCGCTCGACCTATTTCTCCACCCCGTCCACGCTGGCGCACGACGCCTACCCGTTCTGGTCGGGTGAACTGTTCAACCGGGGACGCGCCAGCGCCGCCGAACGTGTGGAAATCGACGTCAGTCATAACGCCCTAGCCGGAGGGCTTCTCTGTGCGGACGGTCAGTGGCGGCAGATTGTCACCATTGAGGATGCCCTGAAAGGAGGCTGCACACTGTTCGACATTGAGCAGCTCAAACGCGAAAACAGCGCCGACGATTTTAAAAACCTGTTCATGTGTGAATTTGTTGACGACAAGGCATCGGTGTTCCCGTTCGAGGAGCTGCAACGCTGCATGGTCGACACGCTGGAAGAATGGGAAGACTATGCACCCTTTGCCGCCAATCCGTTCGGCTCCCGTCCGGTATGGATTGGTTACGACCCGTCACACCGTGGCGACAGTGCCGGATGCGTGGTGCTGGCACCGCCGGTGGTGGCCGGTGGCAAATTCAGAATACTTGAGCGTCACCAGTGGAAAGGCATGGACTTTGCCACACAGGCGGAATCCATCCGCAAACTCACCGAAAAATACAACGTCGAATACATCGGAATTGATGCCACCGGCCTCGGTGTCGGCGTGTTCCAGCTCGTGCGCTCGTTCTATCCCGCCGCGCGCGATATCCGCTACACGCCGGAAATGAAAACCGCAATGGTGCTCAAGGCAAAAGACGTTATCCGCCGTGGCTGTCTGGAATATGACGTCAGCGCCACCGACATCACCAGCTCGTTCATGGCTATCCGCAAGACCATGACCAGCAGCGGACGCAGCGCCACCTATGAGGCCAGCCGCAGCGAGGAAGCCAGCCATGCCGACCTCGCCTGGGCGACCATGCACGCCCTGTTAAATGAGCCACTCACCGCCGGTATCAGCACCCCGCTGACATCCACCATTCTGGAGTTTTACTGATGAGCAAGAAAAAAGGGAAAACACCGCAACCTGCGGCAAAAACAATGACCGCCAGCGCCCCGAAAATGGAGGCATTCACCTTTGGTGAGCCGGTGCCGGTACTCGACCGCCGTGACATTCTGGATTACGTTGAGTGCATCAGTAACGGCAGATGGTATGAGCCACCGGTCAGCTTTACCGGTCTGGCAAAAAGCCTGCGTGCTGCCGTGCATCACAGCTCACCGATTTACGTCAAACGTAATATTCTGGCCTCGACATTTATCCCGCATCCATGGCTTTCCCAGCAGGATTTCAGCCGCTTTGTGCTGGATTTTCTGGTATTTGGTAATGCATTTCTGGAAAAGCGTTACAGCACCACCGGTAAGGTCATCAGACTGGAAACCTCACCGGCAAAATATACCCGCCGTGGCGTGGAGGAGGATGTTTACTGGTGGGTGCCGTCCTTCAACGAGCCGACACCTTTCGCGCCCGGCTCCGTGTTTCATCTGCTGGAGCCGGATATTAATCAGGAGCTGTACGGCCTGCCGGAATATCTCAGCGCCCTTAACTCTGCCTGGCTGAATGAGTCAGCCACGCTGTTCCGCCGCAAGTATTACGAAAACGGCGCACATGCCGGATACATCATATACGTCACTGATGCCGTGCAGGATCGCAACGATATCGAAATGCTTCGCGAAAACATGGTCAAGTCGAAAGGCCGCAACAACTTTAAAAATCTGTTTCTCTATGCCCCGCAGGGAAAAGCCGACGGCATTAAAATTATCCCGCTCAGTGAAGTGGCAACGAAGGACGATTTTTTTAATATCAAAAAAGCCAGCGCCGCAGACCTGCTGGACGCGCACCGCATCCCTTTTCAGTTGATGGGCGGCAAGCCGGAGAACGTCGGGTCGCTGGGTGATATTGAGAAAGTGGCAAAGGTCTTTGTCCGCAATGAGCTTATCCCGTTACAGGACAGGATCCGCGAGATAAACGGCTGGCTCGGTCAGGAGGTCATCCGCTTTAAAAACTACTCACTGGACACTGACAACGGCTGAACATCGCCGCCTGCGGGCGGCTTTTTTACACCCCGTCATCACGCCCTCACACGCTCACCACCGCACAAAACAGCCCGCATACACACCAACGCCCCGGCGAACAATCCAAACGCCATCACGACGCGCTCAGACGCTGAAAAAATAAAATCAGCACCACCGCCAGCGCGCAGTGCTTTCCCCGCCTCGCCCGCCCGCTTCGTGGGGCGGTTTTAATGCAGATGCATGTGAACACTCGAGATTGACTGGATAAGACCTAAGGTGCATTAATTTTTTGTTTTTTTACATGCAGTTTGATGCAAGAACATGCCCTCTAAAGTCTTGGTTTAATGTGCTACACTTTTATACAAACCTATGATAAAAGCGATAAAAAATCTTCCATTTTGGCGAACATTATGACGGATATTGAAACAGCTCGATGGAACACAGAAAGTGCCGCTTTGTTGGCACTATCAGAAATACATGGCGTTAGTTATTGGACTCTATATAAAGTTGCTCAAAAGGGAATCAGATTTAGAGACATTGTTACCAGCCAAACATTAGCCAACTTTGAGTATCTACTTGGAGTAAAACTTCATCGCCAACCTTATTATTTGAATGAAGGCAATTGGTCTGTTTTTCGGGACAGCATGATTTCTACGGCTAAAATATTACTCACACATTATCATAATAGTGGTTACAAAATCATCCACCATGGTTCTCCTAGCTATCCAGACAAGTTGAATGACCTGTCTGAGCCGCCTTTCTGGTTGTTTGCTCAAGGCAATGTATCCTTGCTAGATAAAAAGTGTGTTGGAGTTGTCGGCACCAGAAACCCAACCGCACTTGGAATTTATTTAACTCAAGCAGTAATCTCGCAATTTATAGATTCGGATTATTCAACTGTAAGCGGTTTAGCATATGGTATAGATCAATCTGCACATGAAGCATCCCTGTTATTTAAAATACCGACAATTGCTGTGTTAGGTACTGGCGTAAACTCAAATTATCCCAAAAATAGTGGCGAGATGAGAGGCCATATTGTAAATAATGGCGGACTGATTCTTACTGAGTATTTACCAAACCAAAAACCATCACAGGAAAACTTTGTTCGTAGAAATAGAATTCAAGCAGCTTTAAGTGATGTATTGATCCCAGTTGAATGGGGCCTAAAAAGTGGGACATCTCATACTGTGAGATATGCTGCTCAATTAAAAAGAGCGATACTTTGTCCTTTACTTAGGGGAACTACACCTCAAGAAGAGATTAAACATGCCTTGTCAGAGTACTCAGCAACGATAATGAATATTCCACTATCCGATTTTAAAGACGTGCAAAGCTTAATTAAATCAGCATCCGGTGTAAAAACACAGCAACTTTCTCTTCTGGGAGATGAATAATATGTATTTAAAGGCAGTTATATTTTCAATCGCAGATGTTGTATTACCATTAACATCTAACACTCAACCTCAGGAACTAAAATCTAGAATCGACTCTGAATTACGTAAGTTGTTTGCGTTTTTGTCATCAAAAGGGATTAAAGTTATCTTCTTGACAAATAAAAATAGAAACGTGAGAACACATGACGGGATCGTAACACTAGACGAATACCTAAAAAGGAAATTCCCAGAATCAATTCACTTTTGCCGTGAACTCGACAACAACATACCAGCAAAACAAACAGGGAAGGCCATAGATTTCATCATGGCTGCGTTAGAATTAAAACGAAACGAAATGATCTATGTAGGGCGTTCTCAGGAAGACTTACAAGCAGCTACCAACGGGAATACCCTATTTATTAATGCGACCTGGTATGAACCGGTTACTGAGTACGGTTTTCAATTTTCAGAACCCAAAGAAATCGCTAGATTTATTGATGTCTTTTGCTTAAGAGAGCAGTTGTGGGGATGGCAAGGGCATTTTAATGAAGATGTTCACTACTACGCCTTAGCACCATTTAGCACATATGTCCCTGAATTTACAATGTATTCAGCCAATGCAAGAGACCTCGCAAAGCTATCGGTTGGAAGCCCCGATTTTTGGATAAGATATCTTGGTGCTAGCATTTATTTCTCTGGCTTAAGTGAAGGAGCAAGTTTTATAACCACCTACGTTGGACATAACGCTGAAGATCCTTATAAACTAGCAAACATTATGGAGCATGACCTAAAAGGTTTAGCAGTCTCATTCAAAGGAAAGTATCTAAAAGATCTATTCTTACGACATACAACAGCTATTAAATCACAGCAAGCTCGGATAGCTAAGCAAGAAGTAAACATCACATCTCAAATAAACACCGTTAATTTAAATCCTGCCCCTATTAAAAACCTCATCACCGGCGAAAGATATACCAACCCTCCTAAATTGAAAGGTAAGAAAATATTAGTTATTGATGATTTTTGCACTGAAGGAAATGCTCATGAAACAGCCAGAATGTATCTAAAAGCTGCAGGCGCAAATGTAATAAATATATCGTGGTTAAAAACCATCAATCGTGACGTTTCTATCTGTGAACCAACTCGCAAGATACGGCCATGGGAGGCCAATACACTTGATGTTGATGACATTAACTATGTCGGTACGATTGGTTATGCTGAAAATGTAACTCACGGTAGTGCACCTCAAGTGTTATCAGAAAAAATTCAACAATATGATAACTGGGACTGGCCACAATAAATTAATCCCATAATTTAAAGTGCCCCCTAATAATGGGAGGCACTTTAAATATTAAGAAGATAATGTCATTAAGCGAAATTTAACTATAATTTAAAACATTACAATTATTATTTTTTAAAGTTTACTATTACCCTATCCATCAATAAGACCTGTATTTATTCGTAATTTAATAGCCTTACCACTCATCAATCACTGGATATTTGAATTTTTTATTATCATAAATCACCATCGCCCCACGCGCCAGCGCCTCAAGCTCCCATCGCTGAGGCCTGATACCGTTCTGAGCAAGGTCAACGCGGATACGGGTAATTTGCAATCGTTCCGGCCGGGTCAGCCTGGCCGATGGTGCAATTTCATGTGGTTTTAACGGGCTTCCGTTTCTTTGCTGACGATTTGGTGTTCTCAGGCCGTGTTTTAATGCGCCCCTGAGCACCCTCACGACCTCCGGGTCATTCCATTCGATAACACCGTCATCAACCAGATTAAGCACTGCTGCGGCGTGTTCAGAAGGTGTGGGAGCCGGTAACGAAGTATCACCACTGGTGAGCTTTCCACAGTTATTGACAGGACTCCGAGGCGCGGCGATGCCGCTTTTTAAAGTCAAAGGCTCAACGACCGGAACTTTCGGCACAATGCGCCAGTCCGTCGTTCTGGTGATATGAATATGACGCGCGCCGAGATGCGGCGCGTAAATGCCGACCACTCTCTCGACTTCTTCCTCGTACTCGTTAACTTCATCCGACGGGCTACGGGCGACTCTGACAGTCTGACAATCGCGCGGGACATTTGCCCCACCCTGCGCGCTGATATACAACGCAAAATCACCACTGTCTGCGGCGGCGCGTGCAGCCTCGACGCGCTCGTCAAACTCATCAGCAATGCTGACGCCGCGCGGCAATTTGCGTAGTTCACGGTAAGCCCCCATTGTCGGCAGGCCAACCGTTTTAAATTGCGGGATGCGCCACGTTGACGCCCATGCGGTAACAGCCGCTGCAGTGTCTTTCAGCGGCCTGCCGGTGTCGTTATCGAGCTGACCATCCAGTGCATAGCCGTCGATGTTTTTTGAAATGTATTTCGCGATATATCCCGCAGCACCGCCCCGGTTAAGGTGTTTTGCCTGAAAACGGTTTCGCGCGGCTCCTCTTTCGTCGCCATCCTCTTTGAGCGCATAGCGACGCATGATTTCGATAATCTGGTTACGCTGGCGTGAATTACAAAAAAGCATCATATGCCAGTGCGGCGTTCCGTCGTGGTGTGGCTCGACGACACGCAAACCGTAGACCTGTAAATCATTATCCTTGAATGCCGTGCGCATCAGGCTCCAGATACGGCAGAGATAACGCTGCGCATCCTTTGGATTAAATGCCTCATCGTTCCAGCCGTGATTAAGCTGCACGGTTTTACTTTCGCCTTTTCCTACCTGACGTGTCGGGTGATACTTTGACGGCGCGGTCAGCGTGATAAACATCCCCACATCACCCTCTGCAGCGGCGTAACGCTCAATACCGGCAATGGTGTTCATCAGCTCCATCCGGCGAATTTCAGGATTAGAAATACTGCCCATCACCTTACTGATAAGGTCGATGCGCTCGCCGGTTTCCCTGTTTTCAAGGTCACACGATTTAAGAAATTCCAGATTTGCCTGGCGGCGCGCACGCACATCACGAATGGCGTGTTTACTGGCATAAGGAGAACGGTCTTTATTGACCTCCCCGACAGCTATCAGTAACGCTTCATGCCAGCGCATACGCTGGCCTTTAAGCTGATGAGTCCACCACTCATCGTTAAACAGACGGGCAATGGCAGAATATGCCTGCCTCGTGGTCATCTGTCTTTTACGGTATTTTTTCCAGTAGAGAGGGGAAATATTGAAAGCTCGTGCAGCGCCAGCAACATGACCATACAGGTGATCCTGAGCCTCATCCGTAAACAGTGATTCTTTTTCGCCATGCGCATCCACCCAGGCATCGCTGAGTTCCTCATACATCATGAAAAGCTGCGATGAGATACGGGCGGCAAACTTTTTCAGCTCCTTGTCATTCATTCCCGGCAGGCGCGCATAGTGATCACGCTCTGCCAGAAACAGCAACGACGCGTCGGTGTTCATTTCATGGCGCTGATTCACACGCTCAATGCGCGGCCATAAACGACGCTGAAAAGTGGATGTGAGGAAATAAAACCCGTGCACCGGGCTTTTATTGCGCCGGATGTAGTCATAGCGTGAAGTAAACAGCGAGCGCAAAAAGTAAGGCAGGCGGTTAATCGTGGATAAAACACCTTGCACCTGACGCATCTCGTCACGTGTAAGGGGTCTTTCGCGCCCGACGGCCTCGCGTGGCGCGTTCCATGCATAAGCACCGGTAAACGTCTTACCGGTGCCTGCGGCAAATGCTGACGGAGGGACAAAACGCCCGGAGGCTTTAACGGCCATATGAGCCAAAAGCCTCTGAACAACGCTTGCTGAGTTGCTCAACCTGCGCGTTTAAATCAGCAAAAGACTTTGCGCTTCCGGTCAGAATATCGTGATGCATCAGGCCGGAAACGAGCTGGCTTAATTTCGGGTAATAACCAACCACCGCCAGCCATTCCTGACCGGCGTTTTTACCGCTTTCAGCTCTCTTTTTCTCGTGGAGAATAAACTGAAAGCTGTCACTGGTAACGACATAACGTTCGCCAATTTCAATACGAATACTCATGCCGTTCTCCGGTAATGTTTGTTTTTTGCTTCAAAAACTGACTGACAGGAAACACAACGCGTGGCTGACGGATAAGCCGCACGACGGGCAGCAGGTATTGGCGCGTCACACTCTTCGCAAACCATCGCAGAAGCACCGCAATGTTTTACCCTTGCCGCGTTAATCTGGCGCTCCAGTAATTCAGCCTGTTGTGCCTGAATAAAATCTACGTTGTCCGGCATTACCAGTTCCTTTTGTCGTTAAGGTTTTTAAATTCATCAGCGCAATAGCTGGCGATTTCTGTCGTTAATTTCGTCAGTTCATCCACGGAGGAGATTTGCTTGTGAAACACAGCGCGTTTAACAAGCAAATTGACCACATCAGACAGGAGGTTTAATTCGTTCTGATAAATCGCGATAACAGACTCAGTTATTTCGCGTTTTTCTTTATCAAGACCAAGTTGAATAAGAGACAAATCGCCATTTTTCATAACGGCGATTTTTAAGGCGTTATTCAGTAATACAACTGAACGAGAACAGGACATCAAAGCACCTCCCCGCGAGACAATCCGATATTGTGAAATTTTTCCGACTCCTGACTGAGCAGCTCGACTATCTCCACGCGGGATAACTCCGCCTTTGTGATGTGGCGAATCATGGCATCAAGATGAGAAGAAAAGCGCGTCGCAGCGTCGGCCTGTGCTTCGGTTCTGGCCTGTTGCAGCAGTAATGCGTATTTACCGCACTGATTTTCAGAAACTGTATGCATAACTTTCTCCAGGCAAAAAGAAGCCCCGCACGATTAAGTGCGTTAAAAACTCTGGTTAATTACTTAATGCAGATATTGCTCTGGTTTTACCGACGTCAGAATTGTCGGTGCATACTCAAACAGGCTGAATAATTCACGTAATGCACGGAATAAAGCATCACGCCAGTAACATGACTCTTCATTAATTCGCCAGTATGGCTGGTTAAATTCTTTTTCAGTCAATCCGGCATGCATAAATAAAGTACGACGCTGACTGACTGTTAAAAAACTAATATATGCATACTCACTTGCACCGACCTGACGACGTTTTGAGAATGCCCCACGCAATTCATCAATTGCACATACCAGTCGTTCACGTTCGACGTCGTTCATTTCTTCAAAACGCATCGTTGCGTGACGCTGTTTTAACTGCGCATGAAAGCAAACTGTTAGCCGTTCGCGCTCCATCATCTGATTATAATAATCACATGTATCCTGCCAGCGAGGAACGGCAAGATGCTTACCAATTATCCGGCGCATAGCTGCTGGCTGTTTTTCAACGAGATTGAGCGTCATCACTGTCATTTCCATACCCTCCGGCTTTTCAGAAAGGTCAGAGCCTTTTTTAACGGACTCTGTTTTTTGGTGCGGATAATGATTCCCTTACGCCCCTTACCGTGGGTGATGGTGAAGTCAATCGCCCTGGGGCTTTCGTTACGCAGTAACTGAGCAATACAACGAGGCTCATTCATACGGTTCTCCTTAACGTGGTTCACCGAGACCTAACCACATCAACCAGCCGTCACGAATCTCTTTAGGTCGGCTTTCATAAGCCAGTTTTAGTCCGTTATTCCATGCCGGAAGGTATACCCAATATTCACCTGCACGACCTGAAGCTGATTGTGGATCGGTCATATCAATTACAGGCAGCTTTCCTTTATCGATCATCCGACGAACCGCTCCTGTCGATTTTCCTATTAGTTTTGCGAACTCCTGATAAGGAATCGCATCAGTCATGAGTGTTACTTGCTTGCTCATGTCGTCCTCTAGCCCTCATGAATTGCGTTTAATGTCTTATAATGCCTTTTAGTGCCCACATCCAAGCACTAAACAATCTACATCTAAACTAAATACTATTGAGATCTAAACACCATGTCAAACACGATAAGCGAGAAGATAGTCTTAATGCGAAAATCAGAGTATTTGAGCAGACAACAACTTGCTGATTTAACAGGGGTTCCGTATGGCACGCTGAGTTACTATGAAAGTGGTCGTTCAACACCTCCAACAGATGTCATGATGAACATCCTGCAGACCCCACAATTCACCAAATACACTTTATGGTTCATGACCAATCAGATCGCTCCTGAGTCCGGGCAAATTGCGCCCGCTCTCGCACACTTTGGGCAAAACGAAACAACGTCGCCCCACTCCGGTCAAAAGACTGGTTAACAATTCATCGTGAATATATTCATCACAAGTGCCTACTATTGGTGGCTAAATTTCAGCCACCACGAAAAAAGCGATTAGTAGTCGCAAAAAAACACACCACTCGGAGGGTTTTCTGATGGCAATCAAAAAACTCGATGATGGTCGATATGAAGTGGACATCCGCCCTACTGGACGTAATGGAAAACGCATCCGTAGGAAGTTTGATAAGAAAAGCGAAGCTGTCGCTTTCGAGAAATACACGTTGTACAACCACCACAATAAAGAATGGCTATCAAAACCAACAGACAAGCGACGTCTGTCGGAGCTGACACAGATCTGGTGGGATTTAAAGGGTAAACACGAAGAGCATGGGAAATCTAATCTTGGAAAAATTGAAATCTTCACAAAAATAACGAATGACCCATGCGCATTTCAAATTACGAAATCGCTTATCAGCCAGTACTGCGCCACCCGAAGAAGTCAGGGTATTAAACCTTCGAGTATCAATCGTGATTTAACATGTATTAGCGGCATGTTTACAGCCCTGATTGAAGCGGAGTTATTCTTTGGTGAGCACCCTATCAGAGGGACAAAAAGGCTTAAGGAGGAAAAACCAGACACAGGCTATCTCACGCAGGAAGAAATTGCCTTACTGCTTGCTGCTCTTGACGGCGACAACAAAAAGATTGCGATTCTTTGCCTGAGTACTGGAGCACGTTGGGGAGAAGCAGCTCGTTTGAAAGCAGAAAATATCATCCATAACCGCGTCACGTTTGTTAAAACGAAAACAAACAAACCACGCACCGTCCCGATCTCAGAGGCTGTTGCCAAAATGATCGCGGATAACAAACGAGGTTTTTTATTCCCTGATGCTGATTACCCTCGCTTCAGACGAACAATGAAAGCAATAAAACCGGATTTGCCAATGGGGCAAGCCACACATGCACTAAGGCACAGCTTTGCCACTCATTTCATGATTAATGGAGGAAGTATTATCACGCTACAACGGATACTAGGTCACACGCGGATTGAGCAAACTATGGTTTACGCTCATTTTGCGCCAGAGTACCTTCAGGACGCCATTTCTCTTAATCCGCTAAGAGGTGGTACTGAGGCCGAGAGTGTCCACACAGTGTCCACAGTAGAGTAACGTTTAAGGGCTTTCAGTGGTAATTTATGCCGCTCAAACCCGCATTGTACCGTTGAAAGCCCCTACTGGTGACACCCTAAATCTCCCTTACACGGGCTTATTTTTTATGCATAAGCCCTATCCCTGGTCACCGTCTTCCATTGACCACATCGATAGAATCTCCCTTCATAGCACGATGCCTTTCACGTAACGGCATCGTGCTCGCACAGGTTCCGGCTAAGCACAACCAGAACGCGCATGTTTGACGCTTACCAAAAAATATTCTCACTCTCCACATTTGAATGTCAGACGAGCGACGCCATGTAATCCTGCACCTTCTGTCTTCAGGTCAACTATCTGCATTTTTTTGCCCTGAGTAACACAGAAATGGGCTGCATCATTTTTTACTATATTTTCTGCACCAGATATTCTGCCCCTGGCTAAAGAAGCTTCGGCTTCGGTGTAGTATTGGTTATCGAGTTTACGCTGAATATTACTTTTATATGCAAGACCAAATTTACCGATACTTGTCTCATCATTATGCACAGCACAACCAGACATAATAAAAATACTAATTAATGATATAGCAGCTATCTTTTTCAT